GTCTGCGCGGCACCGGCGCCCCAGAAGCCCTTGGCGTTGGCCGAGACGATGATCCGCAGCCCCGCCCAGTAGGCAAGCTCGCCGTTGAACAGAAGCTCCGGATGGCTGTACACGGACATGCCGCGCGCGCCCACACCGTTGTTGTTGGCGTCCTGAATCAGGTCGTAGAACACGAACGGGTGGATACACGTGGCCACCGCGCCGTCCTCGTACAGCGGCATCTTGGCACTTCTCGCCACGACCAGGGTCAGCAACTCGATGAAGCGAATGTTCAGCGTGTCGGCTGTAACCGTCTGGCCGGCGATCTGGTTCCGCGCGGTGTGCCGGTTGACGAACCACACCCGGGACCCCTGGCCAAAGACCGCTCGCGCAATGTAGTCGAACGACTCCGCCAGGTTGTACCCGTTGATGTAGGCAGCTTGCTTGTAGACGTCGGCGTACGCCGTCGCCACGAGGAACTTGGTGACCTCGATGCAGTTGCCGTACTCGCTCAGCGTGATGATGACCTCGGCGCCGCGCATCTGCTGCGGGGCCACGTCGATCAACTCGTCGAGCACAGTCGGGTTGGGCTGCAGACTTTCAATGATCGGGAAGTTCTGCGAGATACCACGCTGCCCGTTCATGATCGGGCCTTTGAGATCCGCGAACTGATCCCAGTACAGGACGCTCTGACCTTGAATGTAAAAGTCGGCGTCGTACATCGCCTTGACTTCCGGAGCGAGCGCTACTGTGCCGGTCGTACCCTGGGCCATGTCTTACTTCTTCCTCGGCTTATTTTGGGAGGACCACGGTCTGGTCTTCCGCTTGGGTTTGGGGTACAGCGGTTTGACCTGAGCAGCCTGCGCCTTCGTTCCGGTCGTCCCGGTCATGTGCTCATTTTGTCGCGCAGTTCCTTGAGCTTCTGAACATTGGCCTTCGGGCCCAGCGTCGAGTTGTAGCTCTGCACAGCGCCGCGCACGTCATCCCCGGTGGGGGCCTTGTTGCGGCTGGCGGGCTGGGCGCGCGGGGCGGCTGCCGTGTTGGCGCCGAGTCGCTCGCGCTCTTCCTGGCGGATGCGTTCGCGCAGTTGCTCCTGGGTTTCCGCTTTGGGTTGTGCCTTGGGCATGTCGCCTCCGTCGCGGCTCTTTTGTGCCGCCGTTTTCATCACCGACTTGTAGAAGGCATCCTCGGAGTTCCAGGCGTCATCCGGGACTTCGTCCATGGTGACGAGCACACCGAACTCCTGTTGTGCTTCCTCTTGGATCTCGCGGACCCGTCGCTGCATGTAGACAGCCGGATCCTCTGGCTGGGTCTGTTGGCCCGCGCCCTGTTGTTGTGGCTGCGGCGGCTGGGGGGGTTGTGGCTGCGCCGGTTGCACCTGCGGTGCAGCGGTCCGTAGCTCGCGGACCTCACCCTGCAGCATGTCGATCCTGCGCTCAAGTCGGTCTTCGGGTGGGAGGCTCGCCAACTCTGCCTCGATCTGGGCCTGCCGTGCCTGAGCTTGCTCCCGCTGCTGCGCGCTCAAGTGCTCGGACAGTAGCCGGACGTTGGCTTCGAGGGTACCGATCTGCGCAGCCTGCGCCGACGCTACCGCCTGGGCAGCGTCAGCGCGGCGTCGAGCATCGGCTAGCTCGCGGCCTTGCTGGCTAAGGTGCCGCTGTATTTCGCGCTCACGCTCCGCCGCTACCGTCTCCGGGCTGGGGGACTCGGGCGAGGACGGCGCTTGGTCCTCGGGGAGTTGTTGCTCCTCCAGCGCGTTGTCTGCGGTTTCTTGAGTCATCAGCCGTTATGCGTCCCCTGGGCCACATCCGGGCCAGAGTAGCCGACGTGGTTCGTCAAGCCTTCCTTGGTGCCAATCATGCTCTTCGGCACGGGGCCACGGGCGTAGCCGTCGCGCTTGAAGTCATAGTTGGTACCGGTCGACTTGCCGGTCACCTTCTGGTGCTTGGAGTTGATGTTGACTGGCATGAGTCTCTCCTGTGTGAGAGCGAGGCCGGGTGGTCAGATGGGAGGCCAGCCACCCGGCGCACGTTCAATCAGCGATGGCGACGGCCACCGCGCCGACGACGCTCGTACATGGCAAGTCCTCCTTTCCTCAAGGGTGGGATGAGGCTTGGCCTCAGCGCTTGCGGCGACCGCCGCGACGACGACGCTCGTACATCACGTTCTCCTCTCAGCTTTTCTTTCGATTCGAGCGGTACCGATTCCCATCGCCGCCCCCGGGTTTGGGCGCCCGGTTGAACTCGGTGCCCACCCTCGTGTTAGGCGGCGGCTCGGTCTGATGTTCGCGCCGCTCCGGGCGGAGGTCCACACCCTCCGCACCGAACGGACGGTCGCGTTCAGCGCGCGTATATGGCCTCTGCCAGCGGGTGATAGGTACCGGACCGCTGTCGATCTTGACCTTACCCGTGTACTTCTGGGCGGGGCCCGCGAAGTCTTTGCTTGCCATGGGCTTCTCCGATTCTAGGGCGTGTTCCCGGTGGGGGCAACTAGCGAAAGATCCGCGTCCGGGGGGGCGTCGGCGTTGGTGATGTTCTTGGGGAGACCAATCTGATCCGCCTTCCACGCGTTGGAGTGGATCTTGTTCATGTCGCGCACGGCTGCTTCGATGGTCATACCCGGCCACTTCTTGCCGAAGAAGGTGGCGGTCACCGACGTCCGCAGCCGCTGCTGCGGGGTGAGCGTCTTGTACAGCGCGATGATGTTGTTGCGGTCCTTGGCCACCTCGGGCGTGGGGTTGTCGCGCCACATGTCGAGCGTGCCCGCGCGGTAGGCCGCCCACTGTGCGTCGGTCATCGTGCGGCCTGTACCGAAGTTGCGCTCGTAATCCCAGAAGCCTGGCGAGGTGTAGGCCACCTGGGCTGCCTTGGCCGCGCCCCTAGCCTTGGCCTGAGCTTTGGCTTCGAGGTCGCGGTTGATGTAGATACCCCGGTACTTGTCCCAGGCGTTGGCTGAGGCAAGCTGGTTGTCGTACTTGACCCAGTCGTCGGGCGTGCCCATCGGCGTGCCGTCCGCGTTCATGTACACCGGCGCCGTGGTGGTGTTGTGCGCGTTCTCCAGCACCGTCACAGCACGGTTGTATGCCTGGTCAGCCGGGCTCTGCTCCTTGGGCGCGACGGTGCGCAGGTGCACCCGCCGCTGCAGCGCGCCCGCGTCGACGCCGAACGCCTTGGCGTACTTGCCCAGCACATCCTGTTGCAGCGCGCGAGCGGTGATGATGTCGTCGGGGCTCTTGCGGCCCGCCGCCTCGTACGCATCGCGCACCTCGTTTAGGTTGGCGCTCGACATGTTGGGCAGCGCATCGAGCGGCTCGCCAAACAGTTTCGCCTTGACGAAATCCTCCAGCACATCGTGGTCGATGCCGTGCTGGTTGGCCGCATCCGTCAGCCACTGCCTGCGCAGCGTGGCCTTGTCCGCCTCTGTCCGGGCCTGGCCAAGCTGGGTGGCGTCCTTGTTCCAGGCTTCGTTGAACAGCGCGTCGGTGTTCAGGTCGGCGCTGGGGGAGGAGATGTAGTCGGCCGACTGCTCGCCCGAGGCGTCGCCGCGAATGAAGTCGAGTTGGGCCATGTCGTTCTTGAACTGCTGCACGATATCCGGGTGCATGTCCCGGACCTCTGGTGGCACCAGGCCCGCCTCGAACTTGGGCAGTGTCTCGAACTGGTAGGCGGCGCCCTGCAGCTTCTTGGCCTTGTCAGCCGGGGTCAGGTTGGGATCGGAGCGCACGGCCTCACGGTTGGCGGCGACCTCCGCGTTGGTCGACTGGTAGCTCGCGCGCGCCTGCTGCTGGTCAGCCAGGCTCATGCCGTGCCACGGGTAGCTGGGCAGGCCGTGCTCGATCTCCCACTCGCGCTTCTGCTGAGCTTGCTGGTAGTCGGTCACCTGGCGGGTGCGCAGGCCGGTCAGCGCCTGGCCGACCGCCACGGGCACCGGTCCGCCGCGCTCGACCGCCTGCGCCGCCGAGGAGATACCCGCTGGCGCCAGCCGCTGCATCGAGCGCAGCACCGCGTTGAAGGCAATCTGCGGCGCGGTGTCATCGGCCTTGTTGAGCGGCCGACCCGCGAAATCTGTCTGGCGCGTGAACTCGGTGACCGTCGACGGGATCAGGCCCCCGCGCGTGGTCAGGTACTGGCCCCATGCGCCGGCTGGATCGGGGCGCTCCGGCTGGCCGGTCTGCAGACCGCCGGTGACCTCGGGGTTCTGCACACCCATGGCTGCCAGGCCCCAGCGCGCGGTCTCCTTCCAGGGTTCGAGCAGTCCGCGCCAGGCGGGTACGACGTCGAGGTAGACACCGGCGGGCTCACCCGAAGAGGGTGAGGAGTGCTTCCAGCCGTTGCGGTCGTACAGCGGCGTCAGGTCAACGGTGCCCTCCTGGCCAGGCGGGTTCTTCCACGACGGGTGGCCCGCCAGCAGCATGTTGAGGCCCTCGACCATGACCACCGAGTTGAGCGCGGCCGAGACCCAGAAGCCCCGATTGAGCGAGCCCTTGGCCGAGTTGTCGAAGATCGCTCCGCCGATCTGGCGTACGAATGAGCCGGTCCAGTCGGGCGCCAGGATGGTCAGCCGCATCAGGTCGGTCAGGTCGCGCGAGCGCAACAGCGCCTGCAGGTTCTCTCCACCGAAGCTCTCGTTGGTCCACAGCGCGGCCTCCTCGGTCTTGCCGTTGAGTTGCCACGTCATGAGCTTCATCGCGGGGATGATGCGGGTGAACAGCGCGTCCGAAAACATCGTCGAAATCGAGGACCAACCCTTGCCCGCCAGCAGCCCCACGGGCGCGTTCAGACCGGCTGCCAGGGTACCGAAGACGGCCGCGTACTTGCGCGCGTCCTCGTCGCTCTTGCCCGCCGCCTTGGCGCCGCCGTACGCCACGGACGCCGCGCCCGCCACCGACCCCGCCAGCACGAGGCCGCGCGTCAGCGTCGCCTCGCGCACCTCGGGCAGGATGTTCCACGTCCCCTTCTGGTACACGAACTGCCGGATGTCAGCTTCGTTGGCAGCCACGAAGTTACGCCACGCCCCGGGGTGGAACGCCATGCCCATGATCTTGGCCAAGCGCGGCAGCGAGCCCGTGCCGTTGGACGCCAGGAAGGTGTTGATCTCGTTCCACATGTGGAATGCGGAGCCGCCCAGCACCATCTCCTTGCCCATCGAGTTCATCTCCAGCGCCTTGCGCAGGATGGGCCGGACGTG